ATTGGCGTTTGCCGTTTCCTGGCTGTTTCTCTCAATTTTAAATCCAAATATTTCAAATGCCATAATTTTTTCCTATTGTCTGCCTGTTGTTGTTGGTGCATTAATTACATTATTTGTTGATAAATTTCTATCAACATGCCAACTATCATACACCCATGTACAAGTAAACTCTTCTATTTCCGATGCGGTTGCCCAATCAAGATTGATTGTTGACAATGCAGATGGCCACGCACCAACAAAAACATAAGTACGTAATTCTTCCCCAGCTTTACTGAACTGTTGAACTTTCAACGTAGATTTATACTTCGCTACATCGCCTTCAGAAGTATTAAATACTCCTTTGTTTCTTGTATTTAGTTTGTGATTTGAGATAGAATTCATCCAATTTTCAAGTGTGTTTCTAATACCAAAATCTTCATCATTTATTATAGTTGTATCCCAAGTGTCGAAAGTACGATCACCGGCCACGTGTATCGTTTTGCCATGATAAAATACATCGTATGACCCGATTGTACTTGCAGGAATGGTTGTTGCTTTGATTAAAAATTCTGCTTTAGTTGGGGGAGCTGGAATTCCACTAGGATATTGAAATTCCACTTTGAACAGAGAGGGACGAGCGCCTCCCTGTTTTAAATTTGATTTGAATTCTGATATTGCAAAGGCCATTCATTTTTTTACTGTTACAATTATTAATTTAACTGAAAGGTGGTGGTTTAATAGAATTTGTTGTAGCCGAACCTGTTCCAGAACTCCAATAATCATAACAAAAACCAATTGTATATTCTTGTATCGCATCACTTGACCAATCTACTGCAATTTCTCCAAGTTCTGTCGGCCAGAGATTAAACATTTTGTAAGTTTGTTTAGCAACTCCATCAGTTCCTACCTGTGTTACTTCCGCCGAACCATCAAACCATCCACCAGATGTAGTTGAAGCAGGAGGCCCATATTTAGTGGTTCTTGTTCCATCCATTTTTCCAGAAAGCCATCTCATCCATTCCATCATTTTATTTCTAATGGAAAAATTTTCATCGTTAATAACAGTTACAGTCCAATTATCAAAAGTTCTAAATCCCTGCCACTTATATGCTCTTCCTGCATAATTAACTGTGAGAGGCGCAATAGTAGATCCAGGCATGACTGCCGCTTTAACTAATATCGTTTCGGTTCCAGAGAGTGACAAAGCACCATTGGTTCCTTGATTGATTTTTACTGTGTATAAAGAAGGACGAGCTCCTCCACCAGCAGAGGAAAGTTTCGTTCTAAATGTAGTTGCATTAAATGACATATGTTTCCCTTATGCTTGTGCTGCGTATGTTGAAAGACCGGCGGTTGATGCGGCTCCCTTTGCCTGAGTATAATAATTATATGCCCATGTTACATCAAATTGTTCTATATCACTTGCAGTATCATAACTCAATGCAATTTCGGAAATCGTTTGTGGCCAACAATCTACAAATGTCCATGTAAGTAAACTCGAACCCGCTTTTGCATATTGTGTTAATGTTACAGTACTAACTCCAGAAGTACTATCACTAAACCCTTTATTTGAACCAGTACTATTGATATTATCCATCCAATCCTCAAGAACCTTTTTGAGAGAATAATTTTCAGAATTTATGATAGTCGTGGATAAATCACCAAATACCATATCGCCTGGAATTTTTACAGTTCTACCAAAATATTGTCTTTCAATAGGTGTAACGGTTAAGGGTGGAATGGCGGAAACATTACAATGAGTCGCCATATTATCAAAACTTCCCGATACGCTGTCTGGTTTTGATACCGTCATTGCAAATAAACTTGGACGGGCGCCCCCATGAGCGAGCGCACTCTTAAAAGATGATAATGTTGTTGCCATTTTGTTATTCCTCTAGTTTAATACTTATTTTAATTATTTATGTCCAAAATATTAAACAGCACCAACGATTTCAGAAAATTCTACACCGCTTCTAACTGCAACAAAATTGAGTTGGATAAAGTTGATAGCACGTGAAGGTTTGACAAAAATGTCTCCCCTAAACGAATTGGAATCTACAACTTGTGATGTATTATTCGTAGCGTCACAAACAACGGCAAAATCTTGAATTCCGCCTCTTCCTTGAATATCACGCAAGAAAGGTTCAACCATCGAAACGAATTGTGAACGTGTAAACTCATCATTGAATTCAAACAACTGGAAACGAGCTGCATTTGCAATTGCCTTTTCCAGAAGAATGAACAACCTTCGTACATTGATTCTATCAAATGCAGATGGTTTTGATAATTGTGTTTTGTCACCAAAAAGGACTGTACCTTCGCCTGGGAACGAAACAACTGGATTGACTTGTTTTTGATACAATATATCACGTTCCGCTTTCTTCGGATTGAAAGGAAGTTTTACAACACCTTTAATCTGACCCCTAGAAAATCCGCCAGGAGAGAAGAAAGGATCACGTACTTGATCAGTTTGAGCACAAAGTCCAGCAATATCTCCGTTCAGAGGAACATAACGCATTTTGTCATTATGTTTGTCGAACATTTGTTTCCAACCAGAGTCCATAACTGCGTAAGAAGAATTCTGATTAACTGTATCACGATGTCCAGTTACATTAGTAGTTGCAACTGAAGAACTTGTGGTTCCAACAACATGTGCTTTTGTTGGTGAAAAGAATGCAATACAATCTTTACGTGATTCTGCAATTTGTCCAATTGCATGACGGACAACTGTTGAACCATGTGAACCTGTCATTAACAGAGAAACATCAACATCTTCTGCTGATTTCATGAGATCATATGCACGAATAACATCTGCATCACTTGGTGCAGACCCGGCTGTTCCACTTGTAAAACTTAATGTTTGAGGTTTACCAGGCATATAAAATTCATCTGCTTGTTGCGTTCCACTTGCATCGGCGGTTGCACCCCATGCACGAAGCGTCTTAGATCCAGTAGCAGCAGGAGTTGTATAATCTCCACTTGTAACTTCCGACTCGACAATTGGACGCTGTAACCACCACATGTATTTGGAATATTTGTTAATCCAATTTTTATAGAAAATATCTTCACCTTGATCATCTCTTGCACCACTTGCAACTGAAAGATTTGCGTGTGCTTCTACGACTTCCCCAACTGTTCCTGTCCACTCCCCATCTTCATCAACAACTGCAATATGAATTTCATCTAATGCCATATTTTTGTCCGCTGCGTGTACTGAAGTTGTGGGTGGGCCCTCTGGGAAAGCTCCCGCAAATTCCCAATCTCTTGTATAAGTTTGAGCAGATGCAGCAGTAAGGAATTTGGTATCAGTTACTATTACAGTATTTGATGTAAGGGTTTTTACTTTTTTGGTTTCACCATTGATAACAATTTTATCTCCAACAATAAATTGTGAAGTAAATAAACTACCTGTTCCAGTTACAGTAGTACTATCAGCAGTTACCGCAACAGTTCCCTTCATATTTGAAGCAACAGTGTGAAAAGCAGACCTCTTTTGGCGAGTACCTGCAGCTCCTGAACTTACATCAGCACTATCGGTTGAACTTGTTGAAGAACAAGTCACCGCAACATTAGAAGTAACTGCGCTCACAATGTGCAATCCTGTTTCTCCTGCAATTGAAATAGCATCTCCGACTCTAAGTTCTATACCAAATAAAGTTCCTGTTCCTGTAAGAACACCAGTTGCTACTGCCCATGCAACTGATCCAGTTAATGTTGCAGAAGGTCTATCTGCTGGACAAATGGATACTTTGAAAGTATTTCCTAAATCTCCTGCCCATTTTGCAACCCACGGCCCGTTTGCCGCAGTACTGTATGCTGTTCCACCTTGTTCTGAATCATAAGTATTGTAGTAACTTTCAGATGTTGTAACCTGAATATTAACATATGTTCCAGTATTTGCACAAGCATTCTTTGGACAACCGGCTTCAGTTGTAGTCGTATTTGCAGCACGAACAACGTTCAATGCACTTGTATAAGACAGAAAATTTGCAGCAGTGAAGAAATGTTCAAAGTTATTATCATCTGGTTTTTGGAATTGATCCACCAGATTATCTTCGTCTGTAATCAAAGTTACTTCTTCAATTGGGCCCCAACGAAATCTTCCGGCAAACCCTCCAGTAGAGGTTCCTGCAGCAACTACTACATTAGTCAGGTCAATTTCTGAGGTATTAACGCCTGGACTTACTTGAAAGGCCATCTTTGTTCTCCATATAAATTTTATGAGTTTCGTTAGAACATTACATTTGTTCTTACAGAATATTTATAAATAACAGTAATTGATGAATAATATTTAGTGTACGATAAATATGAAGTTTCCACAAAAAGCAATACAACGTTTTAATATAAAAGTCAATAAAACCAATGACTGTCA